CACACGCTCCCGCATAACCACCACTACGGTCGCGTACACTTGCCACAAACGGTCCCATGACAACTCCAAACATACCTAACTGGAGGGGCCTGGTGGTGGTACTGGCACCACAGGCAACACTTCCAGGGGTACTGGTATACCCAACTTACTGGGGGTCCAAACATAAACGCCCTCCTTGAGCGAAGCGAGGATCTTGCCCAACAAGGCTTGTTCCTCACCTGAGTTCTTGACCAGGGTCTTAATGCCTTCATGCAGCACCGTGACCAGATCGATTAGGTCATCGATGCGCACGTTAAGGCGTTCGGTGTACCACTGCACTGAGTAGACATGAGCACCATTCTCAATACGAAACGCATTGAGAGTGTTGCTCAATCTCTGCAAGGTTCGACCGGCGCCATGGTCAACAACTCGTGTCTCAAGGTCGGGCACATTTAGTTTCCCCAATCATAGGTCTCCTCCACCTCCTGTGCAGGAGATGCGACAACCCGTGGGCGTCCGAACGTTGCTGGTCGAGACAACGTCGCAGGATGGGAGACCACCTTGGTGGCATTCACGGTAGCCTCCACCAACTTCACCCCAGTAACGAATCCGACATCGCCAGCCTGGGGGCTCTGGCCAGCTTTCTTGGCCGTGTCATACGTCTTGAAGGGCACTACGACATGAGAGCCAGCAGATGTTTTAGACACGCGAACCGCCTGTACGATATTACCAAAGGCGGTATTCACGATTGGTGGCTGGCAGATGTAAATCTCGTCGTATTGGGCATTGTCCCAAAAGTTGTTATAAGCCGGACTATCAGCTGGGACATACCAATACTTGTTATCGTCGTACAACTTAAGCGTTGTCTCCGGCAGGTCGAAAGATTTCGACATTGACCCGCGAACTGGCGCTACTGGCTCCGACAACTCCAAAGTCCAATCCAACTGGATGGACAGCGTTAACGTGCCATCAACACCCCTTGGATTACCATCGACGACCAAGTACAACTTAGCCTGTTGGGTGCGGTAGGACTGACGCATAGACAGGTTAGTAAAATAATATGCGTCTGACTTGGTGCAATCATAAACAGTTGACGTAGACTGCCACCAAGGTGAGCCAACCGAGCCAGGCAGAGCACGCACGTACTGCTTCATATTATTGGTCTCGTGCTGCTCCACATCAGGCGTTATGCCCACAAGATACCGGCCGGCCACGGACGTTGGCGCTCCTGTTATCACTGAAGCCACCAGGCGGGTGAACTTAAATCGCTCGAACCCCGCAGACACCGTCGAAATGTGCGTACCAACCATCGACAGTGGAGAGAAGGTGATCTCCGCAATCACCTCCCCGTCATTGGCTGTGCCGTTAGATATATTAATCGACTCCAGCCAATCCGTGCCGGACATGACAACAACACCACGTGGGGTGGTGCGAGTAAGGAAGTTGGATGCTACAGGCGCTGATATTGGCGCCATCGCAGTACCTGCATTTCGTGCGCCTCGGGGCCTAGCAGCAGCTCTTCGCTGTCGGCGTCGCCGAGGTGGTGGGGGTGCCTTACCCGAAACAGTAAGGTGCGCAAGTAAATCGCGCACCTCGCGAACAACTCGCGCAGCGTCATCGGCGGGTTGTGCTCTTCGCCTATTGCGCCTGCGCTTGTTCGGTTTTGGAGGATTATTCATTAGACTGTTAATGGGTCAAAGGGCAGGTGGGCGGCGAATTAAAATCGAATCTGGAAACGTTGGCTTATTGGAGGCTGGTACGTAGCGTTTTAAGCTTATGTCACCCAGCGAATAAAATTTGAACTGGCGTCACTAATACGTTTCCCTACCCAGCAGGCGCGCGTCCAGTCGATGTTGCCAACGATAATCAATCTCAACATCGACTGGCTCTGCTGGGCGGGCCAGTTCGGGCTGCCATTCCCCAATGGCTTTCTCGATCTCCAGTTGTCGTAGGGGATCTACTCCAAATGCCCGCCAAAACGTCTCTCGCGCTTCATAGCCGATCGGGGCTTCTTTGAGGTCAGCAGCAACAGCCAGGGCCCGCTCAACCCCGACATGCAGCTCTTTGGCTGCACGCTGCACTATTCCCTCCTCTGCCTCCAGCTTCAGACGTTTAGTGGAACTGCCCAAAGCTCGCAATCGGCTAGCAAAGGCTTGTATAATTGGGACTCCCTGGTTAAGAGCCATCTCGCAGTCGCCTACGGCCCTCAACATGGGCCGCCGGAGAGTTGGCTCATGCCAGTACCGTGTACCGACACAAGCCCCAGACAACACCTTAACCCAGTCACGCACAAAAGTGGGTGCCAACCCCTGACGTAGCACAATCTTGGACTGGCAAAATTGTACTGCGTGCAGGTCGGTGGCACGATTCTCCAACTTAAGCTCGTGACCATAGGCGAGGAATTGGTGGATAATACCAGCGAGCTTGGCTTCTTCACCACGTTCGACGATGACCAAGCAATCATCGCCGTCGTCTAATATGTCATACTTTCGGAGCCCCAATGTATGGCAAGCGGATTCCAGGCAAATAATCATAAGGAGACAATTCCCAAGGGCAGTGTTCATGTCCCCGCTCATGCGCTTGCCCAAAGTTTTATAACGCACGCCACCACTAGTCACACAGCGATTGTGAATTTGCATCCGCAACAGTTGCGTGAGATAGTGATCTGGGCAGAGCCTCTCATACACCGAGTGCTCAAGTCTGATGAGTTCCACATCACAATGTTTGTCCCACCGACTTGCGTCAAGTGAGTAACAAACAGGCTGGCTAAACCCAGCCCATTTCCGTAGAAACAGACGAGCACGGTCGGCCTGATTCAAGCCTTTAGCTATCAGCCTAGTACGGCTCCACCCTCCCTTGATGTTATACAACTGCTCCTCCATAGGTTTTAAATATTGAGCCAGCAGTATATTGTAGCGTGCATTCCTTGCCTGAATTACACGAGGATCGGGGTTGATTTTAGCCCCGACGTTCATCTTCTCCGGTTTTATAAATGCCTTAATCAAGCCATCCCGAATAGTTAATGGCTCGTCTCGCAGTGAGTCCCAGGCATTTTGATACCTGGCCCTTCTGCGGCCCTTGAAATGCGTCAATACTTGTTCGGCCGTCCAAGGTGACACAGGGTGGAGTTTTCGGAGGATGATGCGCGCGGCAGTACGCAGCGACCTCAACCCTTCGGCACTCGGCTTGGGCACCTCACCCAATACCCTGTTGGTGACCGCAACAACCTCGTTGCAGACGCAATTGGCATGGACTATCGGATGGTACAACTCGGAGATAGGTGGCACAATTCGGGTTAACTGGCGTTTTGTCTCATGACTCCAGTGGAGTGGTGGCTTTGGCCCGCTGCAGCCAGCATCTGTTGCTTCGAGCTTTTTGGGATAGCAACAGACAGCGGGTGTCACCACCGGAGTGTCCTAGTTGGCGGGTAACCGGTGCTGCCAGTATGGCCGATATAAGTGGCCAAACACAGTGGCACCGGCGCCCACACCACTCCCCAACACTGCCAGCATTCGTTTCCACCACCGGACCTGTGGACAACGGTAAGCCAAGTAGCTGCTAGCTGCCATCGTCGCAGCAGCCACTACCAATGCGCAATTCCGTGCGGTGTTGGTCTTGGCCACACTAAAATCGCCATCGGCAATACGATTCGCCAACTCATTCTCACGTCGGTTGGCATCGCAGGCAAACAGCTGAAGCAGTGCCTCCTCGCCTCGGGTTGGTACCACCATCGCAGCACAAGTCTGAAAAATAATGTTGGCTTGCTGCGGGGCTGGCACATTGTGGTCGTTACACCAGCTTTCGGCCATGCGGTACATGGCCCGAGCGCCGGTGATGGTTCGCCGATGACAGGAGAACCGCACCGCCAGATAGTCATACAGCGGTCGCGACACACCCGAGACACCCTTGATACGCTCAATGGGCCAAAGCGGATCCTCCGGCATAGGGGGCTGGGCCGGCTCCTCTGGAGGAACAGGGGCCGGTTGCAATGGTATCACCCCCGGTATTATGGGGGGTACCTCGCCAGCTTCAACGCTGGCATTATCGTCCTGGGATGTGGCATCAGTGTCACTAACAGGTGGCACATGTTCTAACTGTCGCCGGTGCCAACGCATTAGCCGCATCTCATAACGATACTGCCGATCGCCCTCTATGGCATTATTCTCCAACTGCTGCCAGGGTTGTAGAGTATTATCATCCCTGGCTTGCCTAGCGAGCGCATCGGCTTCAACCATATCCCAACCCGGACGGCGTTCCAGAGGTGGGACAGGAGGCTGGTAAGGGGTGGCCTGTACAGCCACATCCACAACTTGAACTTGTGGGGGCACAGGCTGCGCCACTGCGTCTAACTGTCGGGGGACGCGAACCCCGGCATGGAAGGGGGCGGCGCCAGCTCGCCTACCCCTTCTGCCACGTAACGCTTGGTTATAAAAAACCGCGTCGCGGAATGCCATTAGCTAAGCAAAAGCTCTAAATACAGTGGGGAACTGTACGGAATGCGC